GCCGCCATGAAGGCAATGGGCGATACCATGGCCGCCATGCCGGGGATCGGCTACATGCTGGGTAAAGACGTCGGCGAACTGCTGGAAGGACGCTATGCCATGGGCGGTGCGATTGCCCAGGCCGGGATCAAGCTGCACAAGAGCAGCAAAGGCGGCGAAACGTCCTATCACGGCTCCTATCAAAACCGCGAAGGCCAGACAATACCTATTAAGCTGGACATCAGCGATGCCAATAAAACCATTGAGCAGCTGACTAAAATTCTTGAGGACCGCTTCGGCGGTACCATGGATAAACACGCTAAAACCATGACCGGCCTGATTGCCCGCTGGAATATGGACTGGAAGAGTTTTCAGATGGCCATCATGGACAACCACGTATTTGCCGCGGTGGAAGATGAGCTATTCAGTCTGATCACCCAGTGGGAAGCCTGGGCGAAATCACCCGATGCGCATCAGATGCTGGCGGGTATCAGTCAGATCCTGACGCTGATTGTGAAAATCATCGGTGAGGCCATCAGGCTGACCGCCACCCTCGCAGGCTGGTTCAGCCGGTGCTTGGGAGATGCGACCAGCCTCCAGTTCGTCCTCGCTGCACTGTTCGTCGCTGCCAAATGGAACACGATTATCGGGCTGGTGGTGAAGTTCGCGTCTGGTCTGAGGGATGTCTACGCGGCACTTCAGCTGGTGGCCGAAGGTGAAAGTATCGTTGCCGTGCTGGGTGCGCTGCTCGATCCCCTGGCGCTTATCCCTTTGCTCATCGCCGGGGCCATTTTTGGTGTGGGATCGCTGATAAAAAAATGGGATGAATTTAAGTTCGGCATGACAACGGGTTTTCTGGATACCTTTTTCCTGGGATTTGATTTGCTAATGGTCCGCATAAAATCATCCCTGGAATGGATGATTGGACGTGCCGAGATTCTGTTTTATGAAGCCAAACAAAAATTCCATCGGGCTGACAATGCCGACATTATCGATATGAAGCGCCTGCAGGCGAAGTACGGCATGTCCGAGCTGGAATACGGACTTCAGAAAATGCAGGATGAAAAAAGCCATCATGATGCCGGTAAAGACCGGGAAAACCTGATAGGTAAAGTGCATGCTGCACATCCTGACTGGAATTCGGACCAGATAATCCGCTGGACTAAACGGAACCGGCCTGACGATTATCAGCGCCTCTTTGTCCCCGAGATCAAAGGCAATACTGACGGGCTGCCGGCGGGAATGTCTCCTGATTCACTGAAAAATTTATCGAATAGCTTCAGCCCCCAGAAGTCAGTGAGTTCAGCCCCTGCAAAAATTGATAATTCAGTCACGGTTCATGCTGACAACATAACGCTGCATTCAGATAATCCGGCGGATATGGCGGAAAAACTGGTAGCGGGTTACAGAGAAACAAACGCGTCACTGGCCTCATCAATGGAAAATCATGGTACCGGAGGGAGGCGATATTGAGCGACGCAGCGGTCACAACCAGAATCGGCACCTTTGTTTTTGACGTGGTGACGGAGGAAAGCCACCACTCTGAGCTTAAAGTCACGGATAACCCGGTCGAGTCCGGCTCGCAGATTTCCGATCACGCGATACTGACGCCACGACCTTTTGAAATCACCGGCATCATGGTGGACTTNCGGTCGAGTCCGGCTCGCAGATTTCCGATCACGCGATACTGACGCCACGACCTTTTGAAATCACCGGCATCATGGTGGACTTCGATCCGTCGGACACGCTGTTTAATCAGCTGGCAGAGGATAATTATGTCCGTGAGCCGGATTTTATCGACGACCTGCCCATCCCGGGCGAAATCAAAAGCCTCACCGCGCAGGGCGTCAGCCTGGCAAACCGGGTACTGGATCAGGTGGCGTCTGCAGCCAGCTCGCTGGTGGGCGGTTCATCCGGCCAGCGGGCGCTGGCACCCTGGCTGCCGTCCCTGCTGGACACGGATTCAGCGGATCTGGCGACCAGCGATCAGCGCGTGGCCGATGCGCTGAAGGCGCTGCGCAGCATGCAGCAGTCCGCGACTCCGATCACCATCACCACGCAGACCGCCAGCTATGAGCAATGCCTGCTGCTGAACGTGGACGTAAAGTTCACCCGCACCGGATCAGCAGCGTTCAGCCTGAAATGCCGTGAAATATTTATTACGACCACGCAGACGGCCAGTGGTTTAAAGGTTCCCTCGCAGGGTAAAACCGGCGGGCGTACGGCTAAACAGGCGGCGAAGATTGTGAGTAAGGGGGGCCAGAATGGGGAAAAAATCAGCAGAGAGGCCATGACGCCTGCGCTCCAGGCGCAGTTTGATTCTTATGGGGTCACGACCGAATAGCAACCAGACCTAATCTGTTGAGAAATATCTGATAAAGGATGTTTAAAAACAAAGCCCCGTCTGTGAGCGCAGTACGGGGCTGTATTGTGAATTAGGAGTTTGCCCGCTGTGTAGCGTTCTTCTCAAGTATATTCATATCCGTTTTGGATTTATTCAACATTTTAGTGGTTTTGTTTTTGGTTTTTTTCCAGTCTTTCTGCACAGTATCTTTTGCCCCTTTCATATCAATCTGCGCATCTTTCTGAATGTTCCGTGTAAGACCCGCTGCCGATTCTGATGTGCAGTGTCCGCCTTTATGGTGAGAGCCGATGCCCCCGGTCAGGTGGGTACCCAATGGGCAGGCTACTGAAGAAAAAGTCATCAGGCCACATGACGCAATAACAAAGACAGCAAGTATTTTTTTCATGGTTTCTCTCAGGGTTATTTTCAACAAAAAAAGTTTTGATTTATTGATTTTTATTTTAAAGAGGACTGCATAAACACAATGGCAACTCTCTACAGACTCGCGGTCAGCAGCGATCCGTACCAAACCCTGAAGGTCACGGTCGGCAGCACCCGGTATCAGCTAAGCCTGCGTTATAACCCGGTACCGCCGGGCGGGCAGTGGCTAGTGGATATTTCTGACGCCGGTACTGGTCAGGCCCTTATCAGCGGCTATGCCCTGGTCTGCGGCGTGCCGGTGCTGAAGCGCACGCGGCTGCCGTTCTGGCTTTACCTGTACGACAGCAGCGGCAATGCGCTGAACCCTTACGGCGGCAGCGACATGGGCAGCCGCTGCATTCTTTANCCGTTCTGGCTTTACCTGTACGACAGCAGCGGCAATGCGCTGAACCCTTACGGCGGCAGCGACATGGGCAGCCGCTGCATTCTTTACCTTATGGACAGGAGCAATGACAGCGATTAAGCAGTATGGTCGTCAGTACATTCTGACGATCGGCAACAGTAAAGAATCCATTCAGATTAACAACCTCCGCGTCGCCTTCAGCATTTCCCACACCCACGACAAAACGCCCAACAAGGCCACGATCCGCGTCTGGAACCTGACCCCTTCACACCGGCATCAGGTGACCGGCGGCGAGTTTAAGCAGGTCGCGCTGGCGGTCGGCTATGGGTCACTGGAGAACTGCCGGGTGCTGTACGCCGGGCAGATCACGAAGCCTGCGGTTGTCCGCGAGGGGCTGGACTTTATTCTTGAGCTGACCTGCGACGACGGTGCTACCGCGTACCGGGATACATTCGTGAACGTGACGCTGGCGGCGGGCAGCACGCATGAGGATGTGATTGCACACTGCGCGGGGGAAATGACCGGCATCACGCCGGGAAATATCGGCCTGCCGGCTGACGTGACGTTTACGCGCGCGAAGGTCTGTTACGGCCCGGCCCGGCACGTGATGACGCAGGTGGCGAACCATCACGGAGCGGACTGGATGATCCAGAACGGGGAACTGCACGTGCTGCACCCTGATTACTGCCTGCCGGGTGAGGGTGCGCTGCTGAACGAATCCGGCGGCATGCTGGGCAGCCCGAAACCCACCGATCGCGGTCTGGAGGTGTCCTGCCTGCTTCGTCCGGAAATCACCGTGGGCTCGCTGGTGCGGGTTGAGTCGATCGTGGCGTACTACAACGGCGACTACAAGGTGGTGGCGGTGAAATCAGAGGGCGACACGCACGCGTCCCGCTGGGAATCACGGCTGACGCTGGTAAACGGGAAATTTAAGCAGGCGAAAAAGCTGAAAAAGAGGAAGAAAAAAGATGAGCACGCTTAGCCGGGACACGGCCTCGCTGGATTCGGTCATGGCAGCGGCGGCGGATGATTTATCNTGAAAAAGAGGAAGAAAAAAGATGAGCACGCTTAGCCGGGACACGGCCTCGCTGGATTCGGTCATGGCAGCGGCGGCGGATGATTTATCAGGCCGCCTGCGCGTGGCCATGCCCGCCATCGTGACGGCGTTTGATGATAAACGGCAGACGGTGACGCTGCAGCCGGCCATTGCCGGCACGGATGAGAACGGCGATGCCATCACGCCGACGGTGCTGGCGGACGTGCCGGTCAAGTTTCCGCGCGGCGGGGGCTTCGCCTTCACCTTCCCCGTGAAGCCCGGCGATGAGGGCTGGGTGTTGTTTGCCGATCGCTGTATCGATAACTGGTTCAGCAGCGGGCAGGTGAGCCAGGCGGCCGAGCACCGCCAGCACGACTGGGGCGACGGCNTTTGCCGATCGCTGTATCGATAACTGGTTCAGCAGCGGGCAGGTGAGCCAGGCGGCCGAGCACCGCCAGCACGACTGGGGCGACGGCGGGTTTCTGCCCGGCTTTTCCAGCCTTACACGGGCTATCGGCAGTTTCCGCAACGACGCCATCGTGATGCGCCAGCTTGAGGGCACCGGATATGTGTCCATCGACACCGGCGGCAACGTTGACATCGATGGCGCAAAGCTGACGGTTCACTGCCAGGCCGAATTTATGAAGCCCGTCACGATGGATGACACGCTGACGGTGACCGGGACCGCTGCGATGAACGGCGGCCTGTCGGCCAGTGGCGGCAGCGGGGCGGCGGCGAAGATTACCGGATCGGTTGAGGTCACCGGCGGTGACGTAACGGTTGACGGCATCGGCAGCAAATCACACCACCATACCGACAGCCAGAACGGGCAGACCTCGGAGGCGCAGGCATGAGGACACGACGGACTGACGGAAAGGGTGACTGGACGTTCGGGCGGGGCCGCGCATCCTACGCCAGCAAGTCTGAGTGCGTGCGGCAGAAGGTGAAAACCCGGCTGCTGTCGCTGAAGCAGGACTGGTTTCTGGATCTGGAGCACGGCCTGGACTGGTCCGGCAGCATGGCACGGCGGGGCACGCGCGTGAAGCTGGAGTCTGATATCCGCAGCTGCATTCTGCAGAC